GCAAGTCTGCGTAGGTGTAACCGTAACCTTGTGTTGCTTTGTGAATAACAGGAACTTCTTGTTGAAACGCTGCTAAACTTTTAAATAAATGTTTCATAGTTAAATAATTTAAGTTAATAATATATGCAAATATAAGAATAGTTATTTAATAAACAACTATTTTAATTTTTTTTTATAAATTTCTATTAATTCTTTTAATTCGTCTTTTGTCCATTTTTTAACATCGTGTGCTTTCGCCTGAAGCTCCATTAATCTTTGCGCTCCTATTCGTTTTTCTATACCTATTTGATAGTTAAGTAAGTTACCGCTTAAATAAGTGTTACAAGCTTCGCATTGCAGGTGTACGTTGTCTTCGTTAAACCTTACGTTACTGTGTCCACCTTGCGAATAGTAGTGACCTGCATTTTCTTTTTTACAAGGTTTGTTACACGATATACAATTAAGTCCAGCGTCACGAACACGAATAAATTTATTGAACACCTGTTGCGCTATTTTTAAATAATCGTTTGCAGTTTTTAAGTCTTCAACTAACTTCTTTTTTTTCTTGTTCCATTCCTTTAGTTTCTGCGTTTCAACCATTGCTTTTATACATTCGTTTTTTAAACAAAACTTTTGTAGTGTGCTGAACGGTGTAAATTCTTCTTTGCAGTTAAAACATTTTTTAGTTCTGGCTTTCAAAGTTTCAAGTTGTTAAATTCAATTTGTCTTTTAAGGTTTTGTATTTCTTGTTTTTGTTCCAAATTTAACCGCTCTAAATTAAAATTCGTTTGCCTTGCAACTCTAAACTCCTTTTCCAAGACTTCATAAACAACCATTGCTCGTCTTATGTCTTTTAAAGAAGATTGCATTGATGTTATTAAATCGGTTCTTTTTGGATGATTCGTTTTTATCTCATACAAACTAATTTCTAATTTTATACAGGTGTGGTTTAAGTTTATTCTACTGCTCAATAAGTCAAGTTCCATTTTAAAAAATATTTAAGTTAGTTTTAAGTTGCTTTACAAAAACAATCAGTTTCAAAATTAAAAAGTTCTATTTGTGTTTTAGATAATTCGTGTAAATCTTTTGCTTGTGTAAATGGTTTTTTTGCTAATTCTTTAATTTCTGCAATGCTTTTATTTGTTCTTAAATCAAATCTTGGTATTGTTTCGGAACTATATTTATTTTCCATTTTTTCCCACCATTCTGCAATTTTTGGGTTTTCTTTTACAATAGTTAATCTTTTTTTTAAAGACTTTTTAAAACATAAATCACAATTTCCTTGATAATCTTTTAGCTCTAAATCAAATGTTTGGTTTTCCCACCAATTACGAATAAATTTTGCGTCAACTTTTATTTCATCACAAAGCGGGTAAAGTAATTTTTCGTTTGTTGCATTATTTGATTTTCTATGTTGTTCGTCTGCTCTAATTCCAATAATTCTATAAACGTCAAAGTCTTTATAATTATTTCTAATAAAAGCTTCAACAGGTCTTAATTTTAATTCTCTCGTGCAATTAGAAGCCATATTGTTTGGTAATGGATATTTTTTTAACATTTCTTCAAATGGTTCACCATTTCTTGATGCTGTTTTAAAATTAACTATTTTATAAGTTGTACCAATTTGTTTTTCGTGTATTATTTTTGCTTCTAACCAAATTACATTTAAATTAAATTCTTTGTCGCATTTTTCTATAAACGCAAGTGTTTCTTCTTTTTCTTTTCCTGTATTTAAAAAAACAAATAAAACATTTTTATATTTTGTATTTTCCTTAATATACTTGGCTAAAAACATAGAAGTTCTGCCACCTGAAGTCATAACAACATACAATTTTTCTTTTTCCATTTTAAAAAGATTTTAAGTTAATATTATTTGTTGGTCTAAATTCCGAAATTACGTCTTTTCCGTAAACTTTAAAACCTAATCCGTAATTATATTCGCAATAAACAGGGTCGTTAAGCCCTGTATGTTTTCCGCCTGTATCTATGTCCTTTATTTTTTCAGTTGAAACCCACGTTACATATTTCATAACATCGTGTTTTATTAGTCTGTGAACTACTATCATATCGTCACAACGGTTTGTAAATGCTTTGCCACCTTCTACGTGGTCTTTTAACGGTGCTTTTAAATGTCCTTTAAAATCTCCTTCAGTATAAATATTTGAACTTCTTCCGCTTTCAGTATTCGGATGAGTGTTTATGTAAATTGTCATTCCTGTTTTGTTTACAAATTCTCTTGCTGCGTTCATAAATTGGTAGTTGCCTTCGTAAGTCATATTGCGGTCTAAACCTGTAAATGGGTCTATTAGTGCTACATCACATTCGCTTTGTTCAAATATTTTAAATAATTCTTCGTGTTTATACAGGCGGTCGTTTTTTACAAATGTAAAGTATTGTTCTAAATAAGCTGAATAGTTTCTTATTTCATCGTGGGTTAATTGCTTAAAATTTATTCCTGCGTACATCTGTATTAAGTCTCGCAAAATTTGCCCGTGTTGATTTTCACCGCTCCAAATAATAAACTTTAATTTGTGTTTAAGTGCAAGTGCTAAAAAATACCAATTTATAAAGTAAGTTTTACCAACGTTGTCGTGTCCTAAAATTATATTTACTTGTTTACGTTTAAATTTTAAATAGTCATCAAGTCCGTTTCCAAGTTCTAAACCGTGTTTAATTTTGCCGTCCCTGTAGTTTAATAAATAATCAAGTGCTGAACCGTTAGTTAATATATCCATATTTTCTTGCTTTTATTTCTTCAGGTGAAATACCTTCGGTTGTTGGTTCGTTTTTCTGTAGCCATTTTACAGCCGTTAAATATAAACTTTTATATTTAGTATTTTGCTTATAGTTTTCAATGTCGTTTAATACGTTGTTTATTTGTGTAATTGTATGTTTATCTAATAACTTTTTTACTTCGTCTTCAGAAATAGACAAATGAGCGAAGCTCCTATATATATCTTTTACATTTACATTAACATTATCATTAACACTTACAGCTATGTTTGCTATCGGTTTTATGCGTTTGCTATCGTTTGCTATATTTTGCCATCTTTTTGTTGCTCCTGCTATTCCTGCTTCACTACGTTTTTGTTTCTTATCGTCCCATTTTAACAAGTCACGTTTTAAACTTTGTTTAATTGGTTCAAATGCAATTTCCGTTATTAAGTCTTCGCATTCTGGGTTTAAATCATTTACATACTTTAAAATATGCTTAAACAAAACACCTGCTTGTTCATCGGTTAACTTTTCTATTGTATGTATTATGTCACTATACAAAAGAAATCCTTTTTTTTCTTCAGCCATACTAAATTTTTTAAATAAAAATGCCCCTGTTCAATCCGTTGGGTCTAACTTCAACTTCATAAACAAGGGCAATAATTCCTTTTGTACTTATAATGTTAGACCGTACAATTGCAAATTTAATAATTAATTTAACATAAACACGAATTAATAAAATTTATTTCTTATTCTCAACTGAATTTTACGCAAGTCTTTTAAGTTCTTTGCTTCTTTTATTTCTTTACGCAAGTCAAGTTCTGGACGTTCTAAACTCAAAAGTAATTTGTAGTATTCTATATCGTGTAAAAATAACTTGTCGTTTACATCGCTTAAATCTTGGTAAGTTTTTAAACCGTGTAGAATAGTTGCGTGGTTCATATTAAACAGGCTTCCAATTCCTTTAAGTGTGTGTCCGTCTTCGCGTAGCTTTCTAAACAAATAAATTCTTCGGTGTACTATTTCACGTTTTCGGTTTTTTTGTGCAAGTCCGTCTTGTTCTATTATTTCTTTTATTAGTTCTATCATTTTTCTATTTGTTTAATTTCAATTATAATGTCATCGTTTTTTTGTATTAAGTTTTTAACGTGCTGGAAGTCGTAAGCTTCAACTATTCGTGTTTCTAACTTAACAGGTGCGCCAACATACGCCCAAGTTTTAAATGTTGCTTTAAATCGTTTCATAGGTTTAATTGTATTTGTTCGTTTTTTTTAATTCTGCAAATTTCAAGGTATAACCCTAAATCAAATGAACCCCGCCATTGTCTTTGCCACCAATCTAATTGGTCGTATATAGTTCCGCTTGTCATAACTCGTGGTAAAAATTATAGTTACTTTCATCGTTGCTCGTTTTCCATTCCCAGAAGTTATAATGCTGAAGGTCGCTGTTTATTGCTTCTTGCATTTCAATGCGTACGTCTTCTAAAATACGAATATTAATAATGTGTGGTTGTAAATGGTCATCAGTTTCAATTATCCACTTTTCGCTACCTTCAACGTCTAATTCTATAAACGCAAATTCCGAAAGTTCATCATAGTCTTTAAATTCCCAAATCCCAAATATTTGGTATTGCCAACCTAAAAATTCATAGTTTAAAATCCATTCCCTGTTGTGTATTTCTAAAATTCTATTTTCCATCTTACAACGCTTTTAAATACATTAAACAATAGAACATACCACACAACACTATAAACACCGTTAGAGTGCTTAAAAAGTGCTTTAAAAAAGATTTGTGTTCTTCGCTTGTTGGTGTAAAGTAATCAATTAAGTTTTTCATAGTCTTATTTTTTAAATTGGTTAAATAAATTTTCTACTTCCTGCAATTGCTCATCGTCTAAAAATGTTGCTAAAGTCTGGATGATTAAATGCAGTTGGTTCGTGTTTTGCTTGTCTTCTTTTTGTTGTAATTACAAGATGTCAATTACTTTGCTAAATTCTGTTTTCATAGTTTTTAAATTAATGTGCGTTACCCAAGCCGCACCCCTTGTTTAATATTTAATTATTTTTGTAGTTTTTTTAATCTTTGTTCAGCATAGCACAATATATTTAATTCTCTTGTAAAATTCCCAGCGTCCCACAAACCTATTGCATTTAATAAGTCATCTTTTAAAGAAGGAATATATCTTATTAATTGTTCTGCATTCATTTCTTTAATTCTTGTTCGGTAATCGTGTCTTTTTTTCATAGTGTTTGTTTTCGTTAATAATTATATGCAAATATAAATACTATTTTAATAACTGCAATACTTTTTAACAATTATTTTTAAATTATTTTTAATTATTTTTTAAAACCCTTGTGTTTATTACGTTTTCTGAACAAAAAAAAACGTTATAAATATTCATTCTAAATAAGTAAAACGTATAATTAAGGTAAATTTTACTTAATAAAGTATTATAGTAAGGTAAAACCCTTAAAACCTTTGCTATTATTAAGGTTATAGCTTTAAAAATGTCACGTTTTTGCTGTTAAAAACTGGACAATTAATCGGAATTATACCGTTTATTGTAACAATTTGTGACAAAAAAAAACAGCTACGTGCTGGGGAGCTTATAACTGTTTTCTTTTTATTAACTATGAATTGCAAATATATTAAAAAATATTTGTTAATCGTGCAACTTGCCCAAATTCTTTGTGATGTATGTAACCTTCAACCGCTTTTGGAACGCCTGTATATCCGTTTTTTTGATGCCAACTGTCACTTCCTGAAGGACTGCGTAACGTTTCAAACGTGCAACCAATAAAATCTTTACTTGTTTTGTGGTGAACGTGGTGCGAATAAATATATCGGTGTTTAGTTTCGCTCCAAAGTATTGGAAACTCCGTCGCTAATAATAAAGGTAGGTTTTCGATTTTCGCTCCGTCACCGTGTGTTGTTCCAATTAAGTTGTTTCCATACTTAAACGCCTTACGATGCTTTAAATCTACGTTAAAATTAATTGTGGACTTACTGAAGTGCGCTTCTATTAACTGCATTAAAAAGAAGCCGTGTGTTAAATCGTGGTTACTTGGGTTGTAAACAACTTCAACGTCCGCAAAACTTATTAATTTTTCTAACAACTCTATATAAAGGTTTTTAGCCATTATAAAATTGTCGTACCACATTCCGTCCGTGTCTTGTGGTGTTCCACCTGTTGTTGTTCTTCTTGTGTTATCGGTGTGTAAAATGTCGTTTCCTGCAACAAATAAAACTTTATCTATGTTAAACCCTTTTGCTTTGTTTAAAATGCCTTGTAGTCCGTCTTTTGCGCGTTTAACGGCAATCTGTGAATTATAGTCTTCGCCTGTTTCAAATGCTGTTGCAAGTTTTCCTATATGTAAGTCTGCAATATCAATTACAAGTAAATGCGTGTCTTCGCTTTTAATGGTTTCTATTGCGTGGTATTTCGGAGCGTATAACTTTACTTCTTTTATACATTCGTCTTTTATTCTTTGTATTTCGTTTAGTTCTTCAACCTTAAAGTTTGGGTTCTTAAAGAATAAAGAAGCTTGTTTTGTTTTTAACCATCCGTGTTTAACGTCTTTGTCATCTACTCCAGCTTCGTCTGTTGCGTTTTTTATTCCGCGATACTGCATAAGTATTTCAATTTCGTCTTGTTTAAGTCGAAACCTTGCGCTGTTATTTTTCATAAAAATTTAGATTAATGATTTTTTTGCATACTTCCATAAGTACGAAAGTAATAAACCGATTGCAACGCCTACAAAAAGAAGGTTCAAATTTCCTTTTGGACGGTTCTTTTTACCTTCGGCTTTTGCTTGTGCTTTTTCAACTATCCTATCCTTATAAATAGTTTTTACTTTTATTTTGTATTCACGTTTTAATTGTATTCGTGTTTTTGGAACGTAAACATTTTTAATTTTCCATTTAACTATTGTATCTTTTTGCGTAATAAATTTTTCGTAAATTATTTCGTTATTTACAATTACCGGAACACTATCAATAGTTGCTATTCTTATTGTGTCCATTTGTAAAGTGTCTTCACAAACGTAACCTTTCTTTATTGCTTTGTTTAGGTGAAATTGAGCCGAACACGAATAAAGTAAAATACTAATAATTAGAATAAATAGTTTTCCCATTTTTTTTACTTGCTTTTAATACTTGTTTACGATTTTTAGAACTATAACTAACGTGAACCCAAGATGGATTTTCATCGTTTCCAAACTCCCAAATAAGTTGGTCAAAGTCTAACTTGTCTTTTATAAAATTAAACCCTTTAGAACCTATTTGCAAGTCCATTGCTTCGCCTTTTGTATGTTGTGAAGTCTTTGCACCGCCTATCATTTTATTAACCTGTAAACTACGAAACCCAGAACTAATTTGTATTGGTGTGTTTAAGTGAATTCTTAACGGTTCAAACACGTTTTCACACAAAAGTTTTGCGGACGCAATTTGCGACTCATTCATTTGGTTGTTAAGATTTCGTAACGTTGCTAACCCTGAAGCTTGAAATTCTTTTAATGTAACGTGTGCGCTTAAATTCATTTTAACTTATTAATGTCGTTTTTAATATCTATTGCACGTGTAAAAAGTAACTTTGCGCTTTGCCATAAATTTACACCTTTGACGATTCGCCAATTTTCTGCAATTGATTGGATTTCGATACTTGCTAAAATTAACGCTAAAACTTTAGTTAACATTAAAGGCACGGAAAACACGGTTAAAATTATATCGTTTAATATAAAATAGTCTATTAAGAAAAATAAAATAACACACAACTCATAAAGCAAAATTTTAGAAATTATTGCTGAAAGTTTGCGTGATGTGATTTGTTGCTTTAGGTGTTTAGCTTTCCATATTCCTGTAGCGGTATCTGCTAAAATCAAAGCAAATAAAAGTCCAAGTATTCCAGCTATTGGTAAAAAAAACGAAAAAATAATTGTTAAAAGTTTTAACGCGGAATTTTTAATTGAATAAAGTAATAAATATAATTGTAGTTTCATAAGTCTTCTAATGCTTCAGTTAAACTGAAAGTTAAATATAAAAATAAAGTAACACCTGCTAAATTAATGTAGGGTTCTGTGCCTTGAAGCATTAAAGAAAACGAAGTTAAAAAACCTGCTATAAAATAAAGACTTGCTAAATAGTTACTTTTCATTTTTATCTAGGTGTTAGTAAAGTGCTGCAATAAATAAATTAATATCTGTAAAGGTCTCTTTGTTAATAGTACAGGATAGGTCAAATAATATAATCCCTTTATCAGTTCCTATATGCACTTGACTATCTGATACTAGAGCATAGCTAACTGACTCACCTGAATCATTAGTAAAGTTTTGTAATACATACTCTGTCTTATTAAAGGTTATTTTACCCTTG